AGATAGCGAGTTAGTAATAGCAGAGGTTACGGTAGTGTATGTAGTAGTGCCAGAAACAGCATTTCCTGCATCAGTTAAACCCGTAGGTGCTGCCAAAAATCTAATATATTCAGATCTTGCATTAATTACATCTGCGTAGTAGTTAGAACTACCATCAGATGATTTTGCATCTGAACCCTGTGATAAGAATTCAAATGTTTCTAGGATTGTGCCCTCTTTACCGGACCACGCCCCGTCTTGGTCGATTACGACTATGTGAAGTTCATCTGCAGCATTAGTTTTACCTAAATCCTCAGCGAAGTCAGAAGTGTCAGGAGCGGCACTAAATTCACCTGCATAGGCCCAACCAGTAAATGCCGTAGCATTTGCAGGACAGACTGATACCTGTAAACTATTGCCTAAATCACCTGGGTATTTTGCTACCCAAGCCCCTTCACTTGTACTTCCTAAGTTGAGTGCTTCATAATCAGTTTCATTTCCCACAAAGAGTCCACCACCAGCTACTGTAGCATTATCATGCCCAGACTTAGCTCGAACTACTTTGAGAGCGCCACCATACTTCAAAAATGATGCCGCTGTGAGGAAATGTTTATAAGTATAGGTATCGGGTGTTCCGAATGTAGCTGCTAGTTCTTTCTCCGAAGTTACAGTTACAATCTCACCAACCGGTCCCCAATTAAATGACCCAGCCGTTCCGCCAATAGAACTTGCTACCGCAGGTACTACACCTGTTGCATCAATTTCTTTTACCTGAACTCCTGGTGATACTTGAAATGCCATCGCTTTATCCTCTCATTGAGTTAGTTAATATGTTGTTCATAATACGAATTTTCACTACTATTATTTATAAATAACCAAAACCTAACGAAGTAACTTGTCAAAGGCATCACCTTCAAACCATAAGTTATCATCACCAAGCATCTTCTCGCCCTTAGGAGTTTCCTCTGTATCAGGTATAAAACCAAAAGGCAACATATCGTCTTGTATTGCCGCTAGTCGTTCTCTATACAACATATCTTTCATATTAATATCCGAAATACCTTCGAATATATCAGTAGTAACGAACCATGCAAACATTACTAAATTCATCATTAAATCATCATGGTTAGGTGCAATAGCACAATAAGAATTACCTTTACTTACAAAAGTACTCATTTCTACTATGGTATTAGCATCTTTAATTAAAATCTTTTTCTGTTCTATTAAATCTTTTACAGTAGAACAACCAATTCTTTTTACTCTACGTGTCATAGTTGCACCTAGAGCATTAGCTTTAATACTAGACTCTACAAACATATTTTCGTATTCTAAGTCATAATATAGACCATTACACACTACAGCTCCTTGGTCATTACTTTCTATAATTACATATGCTTTATTATAATGGTTGGCATATTTATAAATTATATCAGGTAATAACATTGGTGATATATTATTATCTCTAAAAGTGCACACCTGTTCAAATGGTCTGGTAGTAATATCTATAATATTAAAGGTTGAATAATCCTGTCCCCTACCTTTGGCAACATCCACAGTCATTACATAATCGTGTTCCTGCTTTGGTAAATCATATATGTATATATTCTCTTTATATTCTATCGGATCCAATGATTTTTGTGCAAGTAAATGATTAGCTTCTATAAGTGTATTACCCCGTCCATGGAATGTATTACCGAATTCTTGCTCAAACTGTAGTTCAGAAGTATTTGATACAGTTTCTTTTTTCCATTTTTCATCACGTCCTGGCACGTCCCACCAGTCAACACGAAAGGGTTTATACTCATTAGTTCCCTGCGAAGCACCTTCCCATATCTTATGATATACGTTACCAATACCATTAGCAGTAGAAGTAATAATAACCTTAGTATCTTTACCAGAAGATACAACAGGATATGTAGATGTATAAAACTGTGCGTCATTCTCTACGAATGCAAACTCATCAAGAAACAGTAGATTAATAGATAGACCACGAATAGATGAACCAGATGTAGCAGCTGCCATAATCTTAGAATTATTTGAAAACTCGATCGACCCCTTGTTTAATGCTTTACAACCTGGTTGTAAAAAGAATGGTAGATTTTCTAGTGCAAGTGTTACTCTTGCCAACATTTCACGGGCAGTTGCGCCCTTATTAGCTAAGATAGCAATATTCTTTTCTGGGTGAAAACATGCATACCAAAGTAGATATACAACAGATGAAATAGATTTACCAGACTGTCGACATGCTAAAACAATACTAAATCTACTATCATTAAAGTGATGAAACATCTTTTCTTGATATGGATATAAGTTAAATGGCACAAGACCTTCATCTAAAGAAATGACTTTAATATAAGTACGTGCGAAGTACGCAGGATCCTTCATGCATTTAGCATACTCCTGTACTTCTTCTTTAGTAAATTCTGTTTCTACGCCGTCTCTTTTAACAGAAGGATTGCCTAGATAACCAAATTCGCTATTCTTTATCCTCTGCATGTTCTATAATCTTCTCATTATCTTGTGCTAGTAGCCTTTGGAGATCGGTTGTAGAACCAACAAAAACATTATTATTAGTAATACGTTTCTGTTCTTCTTCCGACTTTTCGTCCTTATTTAGTTCTTTCTTACTTTTCTGTAAGGTCATAAGTTTTTCGGTAGTATCTCCTAAATTCTTAATAGTAGTAGATAGTACTTCAAAGGCCCTGGGGTGTTCAGACTCTCTCGCCAACTCAGCAAGAACATCGAGAGAACCCACTCCAGTTTTAATTAAATTTTTATATGTTTCTCGCGAGAATTCATAATCATCTTTTATGTCTTTATCTATCTTTAATGGTCTGTCTTTAGCGACAGTAGGTAGATTTTTCTCCAGAGAGGCTTTTAATTTATCTTTTTTGTCCATAATTATATCCATAACAATTAAGTAATTGTAGTTGTAACTGTATAGTTATCATCCTCATCTGCACTTGATGGATCAATAGATAGTTGTATATTTTCTAATATTTCTGAACCACCAGTATCACCATTAAGGTCAATATTAATGCCTCTAATAACACCTTGGTTACCAGTAGGGCCAAAGAATTTCATTTTCATTGTAAAGTCTAATTGATATATAAGAGCTCTTCTTGTAAGAAAATCACCTTCATAGTCATCACTAATAGTAACACCAGTTAATATAATTGGAACATCTTGATTATAATTAAAACCACTTACAGGTAAAATGGAAACTGTGTATTCTGGCTGAAAATACGGTAATATCTGTTCTACTACTTGTAATCCATCATCTTGATTCTTTGCCATAACATATAATGACATATTAATATTATAAGCAACTTGATGTTTTATTGTCTTCTTTTTATTTACATCAGACGCATGAGATTCTGTAATTGTATTACGTTTAGATAATTTTTGAGTAGAATCCAATTCTAATGATGTAATTTCAAATGCCATTCTAGGCATTTTTATTGCCATAGATGCATCTGTACCAGAATCTTGGTCAATTCTAGCTAAAAACTTCTGTTTAGGACCATATGCAAGTGGTACTTTAATTTGATTAAGAACTGTACCATCAGATTTAGTTCTAATAACATTTATATTATTAAAGATAGTACCAAAGACCGCTACAGCCTTTCTCATAGTTGAATGATAGAAATGATTACCAAACATTAGTAAGTCTCCGATGGGTCGCCAAACGGATTGGTTTCAGTAAAGTCTAAAATTCCATCCGCTTCAATTTCAAATTCATAATTTCTTGCAGCATTATCTAATGTAAATGATTGTTCATCTGCTATATCATATGTATTAATAATGAAACAAGTATTATTACTTTCTGCGCCTACAACACCAAGGGTATTTGATGTAGTGAACTCTCTCATTTCACCACTTGAACCTGTTACACCTATATTAATTACAGTAATATCTGCTGAAGTAGTGGATAATTTATCTATTGAAGATATTGTTCCAGAAACAATAATTGCAGGAGTATCACCATCTTCAGCAACCAATGTTTGTGATATTACCTCACCTTTAGTAAAGTGTGCATCTGCAGTTACAGATACTCTTAAAGTGGTTTGATATGCATTTAAAGCGGCTAAATTGTCTATATCACTTACACCAGTATCAATCTGTTCTTCACTATATTCAAAGAGTGAGCAAGTTAGTTTATAAACTGGTAAATTAGATAATTGGTAGAATGGTTGTTCATGTTCTACAAATGTAATTTCAAAGAAAGAATTAGATAAAGGTAAGAATATTAAATCACCCTCTTTAGGTTTAACTGAAGTTAAATTATTATTATATAAACCTATTAATCTTTCCCACTGGCGCTTAGAAATAATAAAATTAGCTTCATCTCTAATTTCTAGGCCAAACTTCTGGTATAAATCACCCGCCCCTTCAAATCCGTCTTGGTTTTCTATGTATGCTTCAATCAAATACGCATCATCGAATGAGGACGCAGGGTCTTCATTTAAAATATCATCTCTACTTACTAGGGTTCTAGGGATATAATATACATCTTGTCCAAAGATTTTGAGTGATTCAATAACCAGGTCTTCGTACAGATTCTGTTCTGATCTGACTGCCTGACTGAAATATACATTTCTAGGCATTTTTTATCCCGTATAGAAATCGACTGGTTGTTCCCAATTCAATCTGACTTCTTCAGTTAATTTTTCTAATTCCTGTGTGGCGTCTTCAAATAATTGTCTACCATTAAACTGTACTCCGCCTGGCATAGTCATACCTTCAAACTTTAGTAGGTTCTGGCCCCATTGCAGTTTAATTAGTGCTGAAGCATATCTTTTTAAGTAATAATCGTTCCATACATCAGTAAATGTATTAGGATCAATAATTCTATAACACTCAACAACTATATACTGATCTACTGCAACTTCATTAGACCAATCCATATCAATTCTTAATTGGTTTTTATGTCTTTCAAATGAAATATGTTTATCATCAGAATCCATTAGTATATCAAGTAGAGATAACCACTGTTGAGTCATTTCGTAATCTACCAATGAACCTAAGAATCCAAGATTATAAACATCATTTAAGTGTATCTGATACTTAACATCAAATAAACTATTTGTTGCCATTGTATCTCTGATAGGCATGACACGAACTACATCAGTCACAAGATCAGGCACTGAAATATACCCATTGGTCATATCATCTGATGTAACCTGATGTTTTAAATATACTTTTTCAATTGCGTCAGAATGATAAGTTTGATAGAACTGTAAAGCTTCATCTACTCTATCGTCAACTTGATCATCATCAACATTAATTTCAACAACAGGTGCACCTAAGCTTCTGAGGCAATAATCTATGAATGTTTGTCTTGAATTTGGTTTAGCCATATTACTATTTATACCTTATTTATTACTCTATGATGTTACAGTAGTAGCATTATGCTCTTGTTTAATTTCTTTAATTGTAAAGTATGAATGTGCAGAACTACCATAAGTATGGCCCCAATAGGTTGCTCCTGAGGGGCTAAATTGTACACGATATCTATATGTAGATTTTTTATCATCGTTTAATTGATAGTATTGTGTCCAACTAAAAGGTAACTCTTGTCCGTCTGTATTGCCATCATTGTTAATTATTTGATTTCCTGTCCTTCTTATTAATGTTCCCGTTGCACCACTAGTGCCCTGATAAATCTTCCAAACAACAGTATTACCATCATTTGAACCAGTATTTGCATGAATATTAAATTCAAGTATGCTATTTCCATATAATGGAGTAAAGTCTAGATATCCAAATGTTCCAGTTAATCCGCTTGTTGCAGATACATCAGCATTTCTTTCATAAACTTTTGTTTGTACTACTTCTCCAGGCATATGGTCTCGTGACCGGCCGCCTTCTAGTCCAATTGATTGCATTTCTGGCAACTTCATAAGTACATATACTGCAGAACCATAGTTATTTGTAGAGGCCATCATATTACTTCTTGAATTAGGATAGTCATCGTAGAATCCTATTACAGTATCATCTCTACCAAAGGCGGCTGAGTAACCTCCGGTATCTTGGCCTGAGTAGTCAAACGAATGGTGAACTGATATTTTGGCATCTTGGTAGGTATTCCAATTAAATGCATTAGAAGTTGCAGTTGTAAATGCTGCAGTTGGGCAAGATAAATGAGTAGTAGAATTTATATCTGACATTCTATGATGCGTATATCCTGGATTGTGCCAACGGCCTCTTCCATCATAAGCACCTCTACACTCCCAACCATATTTTTCAGACCCTGTTGGACCTTGTACTGAACCCATATGACTTGTTCCTGAATGAGGAGTAACTGCATCAGGTCTTCTTTGTGCATTATTAAAAAATTCTTTCCAAGGCCTTCCTCTTGGGACACCATGTACAAAGTCTATAGTTTTTGTTTCGTTAAAGTTATAAAAGTCTGTTGCGCCCATATATCTTACTTCTGTCGGATATGAATCTCCCCAGTCAGCACTAAATTGTGTAGTCTCGGTTTGACTTATTCCAGTTGGACCACCTCTTACAGAGCTCCAAGTACCTTGAATTGAGGTCCCTGCATTTGCTGCAAAATACCCTACCGCAACCCATTTTCCTAAATGGTCCTCAAATATTCTACAATTCTGCACTCCACCATTTGGTGTATATAGAGATTCTATATATGTTGAGCCAAATTTTGCGTGAGTTGTAATATCACCTTTAACTCTAATTTTTTGTGTATTGTTTTGAGCAATTACTACAGGAGCATTTTGTTGTGAACCTATTTCTAATGCATTACAACCAAAACTTTCTATTCTTGCTGGAAAAGTGGTACCACCCCACCCAACTAAAGACCCATTACCAATATAAGCATATAAATTTTCACCTGAACCTGCTGTTCTTGTAATTTGTAAACCATTTATACCTGCTCCATTTGAAACTACATCTGCACTATTGTCACCTAAGACTGTAAGTGTTGAAGGTGGATCAGTATCTCCGATACCAACCTTTCCATCATTCTTAACTATTAACTTAGTAGTGTTTTGAGTATTTAATTGAATATCAGAATCATCTTGAATCTGTATTCTTGAAGTGCCCACTACCAATGCTGTATATGTGCTTCCAGAGAATAGTGAGCTTCTCAGAGTTCCTCCAGCTTCCAGATCTAAACGTCCAAATGATGAGCCGTTTATAGTAAGTGTAGTTTCACCTGTATATGAATTAGGAGTTGTTCCAAGTCCAAGATTACCACTAGAAGAAAGACCCATCTGCCTATGATTATTAGTGGTACCTAAAGCTCCATAACCAAAATACATCATATCAGAATCATCATCCATACCAATTGTAAAACTATTAGTAGGGTCATCTCTATCGTTAAATTCAATATAAATTTCGTCAGGGTTTCCAACCTTTCCACCTTCTAAACGAATAGAGACATCACCACCTTGACCGGTATCTGCTTCAAATAATGCGATAGGTTCATCATGTGCTGTACTTTTAATATGAAGTTTATGAGCAG